ATGCTACTGTAACTTTAGTAACAAAACGTATAAATGGAGGTACTATTGGTTTAGCTGATCGTATTAAACATTTTAAAGAATATTACGCGTTATTAGCGTAATTTTTGAATCTTCGACATACTTTGCGACTTTCGCAAAATAATTTAATATAGGCGCTATATAAAAGTTTATGGCGCCTATATGTATTGGGGTATGGATGTAAATAAAATTTTTAGTTTATTTGAACAACCTGAAGGTAATGAAAAATTCGTTGCCAAGGAGGAGTATGATAAACTTATAGAAAACTATAAAAAACATCCTTTATACTGGGTTGGAATGTTTAAAAAACTTATTTATAATCATAATATATTTAATACTCAAATATTAAAATTTTTTGAACAATTAGATGAGGGGTTAGATCAAGTAGATATTGATAGAGCAGGAGAATATGTAGTATTTACTAAAGCTTGGGATTATATTAAAAAAATTAATCCTGAGGATAAAAAACACCAAGAAGCTCTATATCATTTTTCGGATGATTATTTAAAAACTGCCCTAGAATTATCAATAAATTACTTTCAGGAACACGAAGAATATGAAAAATGTGCTCATCTTAAGAAAAATTTAAAATTTGTAAAACTTCTTTTAACTTAAGCTTGGAGGTTTTTACCCCCAATATTATATTCCAATTACGGGAAAAGAAAAAAATATGAAAAACAGAGAAATAATAATGAGACGAATGGAAAGAGTAGAGGGGTGTATTGAGAAATTACAATTAGCGTTGCGACAAGGTAATTGGACGGTTGTAGATGAAGTTATCCAAGAAATGAGGGATAATATTAACGATGCTAAAGCATTTATTCAACAAGAACCTTTAGGTCATAATGAGATTAACACATATTAATATATGAATCTTACTGCTGAAGAAATTTCTAAAAATTGGTTACGTTTAATTGGTTTTATTGAGGATCATATTTCGGAACCTCGTAAAACTAAAGTATTAGAATTTTATGAAAAATATAGTGAGCGTCTAATGTTGATGCCTGCTGCTCATAAAAAAGAATATCACAATGCTTTTCCTGGAGGTTATGTTGAACATGTTAATCGTGTAATTACTTGTGCTCTACACCTTCATGAATTATGGGCTATTATGGGTGCTGATACTACTACTTATACTAAAGAAGAATTAGTATTTTCTGCTCTTAATCATGACCTGGGTAAAATGGGGGATGAAACACAAGATTCCTATATTCCTCAAACCGATAATTGGAGACGTGAAAAATTAGGGGAAGATTATATGTTTAATACTAAAGTTCCATTCGCATCTGTCCCTGATAGAGGATTATTTATGTTACAATCCCATAATATCCAGTATACCTTTAATGAAATGGTAGCTATCCAAACCCATGATGGTTTATATGATGAAGCAAATAAAAAATATTTAGCTACTTATATGCCCGAACAAAAACCACGCACTTCTCTTCCATATATTCTCCACCAGGCCGATTTAATGGCTGCTAGAATTGAATTTGAAAGAGAATGGTTACCAAAACTCCAGGGTAACTTGGCTTCCCAAAAGAAAGTATTTACATTGGACAGTAATAAAAAATCATCTCCCGCTACCTCAGGTACTAAAGCAAAAGCTTTAAATACTATAAAAAGTGAGGGATTAAAAAACCTATTAGATAATTTATGATATTAACAATTGTACTTCTTTCAATAACGGTCGTAGTCTTAGGATATACGACCTTTAACCTCTTACGTAAAAACGAAAAACAAGAGGATGAACTAGAAAAACAACAAGTAATCTTGATGTCTTATTTAGCTTATTTAAATAAAATTTCAGATATTATAGAAGCATCCGATAAAAAATTAAATGAAGTAGATCAAAGAGGAGCGTTTAAATCCGATGATGAAGTAGGGTTTATATTTGAACAAATTAAAACTATTCAAAGTATATTAAATGCCTTTATTATTAAGGAACTTACATAATGGAATTAACCATAGAAAAAAAGAAGAAGGGAGTACAATATTTTACTCAAGAAACAGAAAATGCAATTGTAGCATATAATAATGCTGCTACCTTTGAAGAAAAAAATAAAATCTATCATGAAAAAATTCATTATGGTTTCTTCAAATTAACTGAGAATATTATTCATACCTTTAAATTTTATTATACTGAAGTAAACAATATTGAAGATTTACAATTTGAAGTTATTTCCTTTTTAATTTCCAAAATGCATCTTTATGACCAAACAAAAGGTGCTAAAGCATATTCTTATTTTGGTACTATTGCTAAACGTTATTTAATTTTATCAAACCAGAAAAATTATAAAAAACGTGTTGATACTTCGTCTATAGACATTTTAGAAGAAGATGAAAATCATTCATATGAATTAGAAGATAATCAACAAATAGAACGTTTATCTGCGTATATAGATGCTTTTACTAAACATTGTACTGAACATATTTTTGAAATTTTTCCTAAAGAATATGATGCTCAAATAGCAGATGCAATTTTAGAATTATTTAGAAAAAGAGAATATTTAGATGTATTTAATAAAAAAGCTCTTTACATTTATATTCGTGAACAAGTGGATGTAAAAACGCCAAAAATTACAAAAATAGCTAATCAGCTTTACGATGTTTTTAAAGAAGGATACATATTTTATTTAGAACATGGATATACAAAGTTTTGATTTAAATATTTATAATCAAAATTTTTATGAGTCTAGATCAAGTAATATTTAAAAAGAAAAAATTCTCCGATATTTTAGAGGAAATTTATGAGAATCAAAAGAAAAAAGAAACTCAAATTTCTGCCTTAATTGGAGAACTAAAACCACTTATTAATGATATAGGTGATGCTACTCTGGTTGTACCTTTAATTAAAGAGTACATGGAAATTGGAATTAAAAATGATGAACAATTAATTAAAATGGCTACAATTGTTCAGCGTGCTTTGCAAGTACAAGCTCAAACTGGATCTAATGAATTGGCCTTTTCTGAAGAAGAAAAAGCTCAATTATTTGATTTAGCTAAAAATCTTGGAGATAAAAAATAATGCCTGATTTAAAGTATGGTTTAGGTGCTAATATTAATTCCTTTTTAACTAGGAATAATAGTATAAAAGCTTTTGAAATTAAAGCCGTTAGGGTAAAATTTGTTTTTCTTGATTTAAAACAAATAGAGATAGAATATCCTGAATTATACAAAAAATATGGTGGTCAATATTCTTTAGGTGGAATTTTATTTGATTCTATAACTCGCCCAACCCCCGCAGATACAAAAGTTGATGAATTTTCCAATTATACTTTTGCTCAACCTTTATTTAGTAATTTAAGAAATATCCCTTTAATAAATGAAATCGTTTATGTAATGGGAATGCCTAGTGTAGATTTACAAGATCCAGATTTTATAAATAAAAATACAGTTATACCTTATTATTTTCAACCTGTAAATTTATGGAATAGTGTCCATAATAATGCTTTACCTGATCCTAATACAAGTACAACAAAAACTTCTTCTGAACAAAAAACAAATCAACAAGTTGAAGCAGGTTCAAGAGTAAAAGTAACTGATGGAGTTCAAGATATAACTTTAGGTGAAACTTTTAAAGAACGAGCAAATATTAAAAATTTACAACCTTATGAAGGAGATGTAATTTATGAAGGTCGTTGGGGTCAATCTATACGTTTTGGTTCTACTGTTAAAGATAGAAATAATGATTGGTCGTCAACAGGTACTGACGGAGATCCTATTCTAATTATTAGAAATGGACAATATAATGACCAAAAAGAAGCATGGTACCCAATTGTTGAAAACATTAATCTAGATTCAGGTTCTGTTTATTTTGGTACTACCCAAAAAATTCCTTTAGAAGCATCAAGTGTTACTTATGGAAGTTATAAACAAAACCCACCTACAACTCCTAAAGAATATTCTTCAAACCAAATTATTATAAATTCTGGAAGAGTAGTAATTAATAGTTTTGAAGATCACATATTATTAACATCTAAAAAATCAGTTAACTTAAATGCTGCTGAAAGTGTAAATATAGATTCTCCTGAAACTATAATACAATCACCTAAAGTATATTTAAGTGATAAAAACGCAACAGAACCTGTATTATTAGGTAATGAAACAGTTAATTTACTTAATCAATTAATAAGTAATCTTAGTACTTTAGCAAATGCTTGTAGTACAGCAGTTTCTATTCCAATAGCTGGTGGACCTATAGTTTCTATAAACGCTGCGGGAACGGCTGTAGCTGCTAATTTAACTGCTCTTCAAAATAGTTTATATGGACCTAATCTTGAAAATATAAAATCTAAAAATACATTCACCAAATAATGGCACTTCAACCTTATATAGATCCTACTTTATTAAAAGCTGCTTTTAGTAGTAATAATGATAAATCTAAAAAAGATGCCATTGTTGATTTATTAAAAACTCAAGCTTCAGATTTTTTACCTCAATTAATTCCTATTGTTTTACAATATGGAGTTTCTTTAGGAATGAAACAAGTAGGTAATACTTTATTACCTTCTGATAAATGTCCTCCCCAATCTACTATAGATCAAACAGTTAACAATTTAAATAATCTTATTGATAATTTAAATCGAGTTGCTAAACTCTTAGATATTATAAATAAATACGGAAAATATACAGTAACCGGTATAGATGTTACCCAAACTTTAATAGATTCAACAAAAACAGCTTTAGGACTAGCAACAGCAGCAGAACTTCTTATCTTACCAGCAGTACCAGGACCAGTTGCCGGTGGTATTGATACTACTAAAACTGTTATAGATACATTATTTTTTACAGCAGATGGTACTCCTAAATTACCTATATTAAAAGGAAAAGTAAGTAGTATACTTTCATATTCAAAAATAGCTTCTGTTTTTGTATATTTTATTCAAGGTATTATTGAAACTATTATTGCTCAATTAGAAAAATGTTCTAACACATCCCTTAATATTACTTCTCTTAGTGAAGAAGCAAAAAGTCTAGCAACCCAAGGTCAATCTATTGAACAAGGAGTAAATTCAACCTCACCACAACAAGAATCAACAGATAGTTATAATGGTTTCAACATTATTATTGAAACAGAAGAAGATTTAACAACAGGTATAACTAAAAGAAGAGCAGTTGGTTTTAATAGATTTGGTATTCCTTTAATTCAAACTTCTTATTCTTTTACTACTAATAATCAATCGTTAATTGATGAATTAAAACTAATAATTAATAGAGATAATTTAAAAGCTGAATAATTTAATATTTATAAATAATGAAAACTGATATTTTAAAGAAATTTATCAAAGAAGCCGTAAAAGAAGCTATTCAAGAAGAATTAAAAGATATTCTTTTGGAAGCAGTTCGTGCACCTAAAACAGTTATGAATGAGTCTGTTGTAAGAGATACATATGCTCAACCTCACATTGAAAAACCAAAACAATTAACACCTACAGAACGTAAAAATATGTTTGCTGGAATGTTAGAGGAAATGCAACACGGAAACCCTGCAACATCAGCATATGCTGGTAATTTTAATCCTCAAGAAGTAGGACCGGATGGTGCTTTACCTGAAGGACAAGTAGGATTAGATCAAATTATGGCTTTAATGAATAAATAATGGCAATTATAGTTAGAAATAGATTTCCTATTGATTTAGCTGCTCAAAAAGCATTAGGGGTTAATCTACCTTTTAGTGCACCAGCAGTTTTTTCATCTAACTATATTACTAAAGAAGCAATAAAAAATAACTTAATAAATTTTTATTCCACTGAACCTGGAGAAAGAGTATTTAATCCTTTTTTTGGAAGTGCTTTAAAAAGAGTAGTTTTTGAACAAATAGATGTAATTACTAATGATCTTATAAAACAAATCATAGCAGAAGAAACAACTCAATTTTTTCCTTTTGTAACAGTTTTAAGTACTATTATAGACGATTCATTATCAGATCAAAACACATTAGTTATAAACGTTACTTACCAAGTAAGTAATTTTGGTATAACAGATTCATTAACAATAACTATATAAAATGGCCGTAATTAGAGATATAAAATACCTAAATAAAGATTTTACCTCATTAAGAGATAATCTAATAAGTTACGCTAAAACTTATTTTCCTGATACCTATAATGACTTTACCCCATCATCACCGGGAATGATGTTTATGGAAATGGCAGCTTATGTTGGTGATGTATTATCTTTTTATTTAGATAACCAAGTTCAAGAAACTTACTTACAATATGCTCGTCAAACTAATAATATCTATGATTTAGCATATATGTTAGGTTACAAACCCAAAGTTACATCAGTAGCTAGTGTTAATATAGATTTTTATCAACAAATTCCGGCTATTACTAGTGGAAGTACATACATTCCTGATTATACTTATGCATTACAGATATCTCCTAATACAGTAATAAATTCAACTTCAAATTCTACAATTAAATTTTTATTAAAAGATAAAGTTGATTTTACTTTTAGTAGTTCATTAGATCCTACAACAATAACTGTTTATTCAACAAATGGACCTAGTTCATCTCCTACATATTTTTTACTTAAAAAGACCAGAAATGTAATTTCTTCAACTATTAAATCAACTACAGTTTCTTTTACAGATCCTATACCTTTTAATTATACAGATATTACAGATACTAATATAGTAGGTATATTAGATATAGTAGATTCTACAGGAAATGTTTGGTATGAGGTAGATAATTTAGCACAAGATGCTATTTTTGATTCTATTCAAAATACAAATCCAAATGACCCTAATTTTTCAGGAAATACAGATACTCCTAATTTATTAAGAATAAAACAAATACAAAATAGATTTGCTACTCGTTTCTTAAATGTTACTACTCTAAGATTATTATTTGGTGCTGGTAGTCCTACGGATACTACTGAAGTAATTACTCCTAATCCTCAAAACGTAGGTTTAGGATTACCTTTTGAACAAGATAAATTAACTACTGCTTATTCACCTACAAACTTTATATTTACTAATACTTACGGTGTAGCTCCTGCTAATACTACATTAACTATAAGATATTTAGTAGGAGGAGGTGTTGAATCCAATGTTCAGGCAAATGATTTAGCTTCATTAAATACTACAAATGTGTTTTTTGTTAATCCATTTGTTACAGATTCAAATTTAGCTAATCAAATAATTGCTACTTTACAAGTAAATAATTCTTTATCAGCAACAGGAGGAAGTTCAGGGGATTCTTTAGATCAAATCCGTCAAAATTCATTGTCTAACTTCCAATCCCAATTAAGAGCAGTAACGGCTGATGATTATAATATTAGAGCATTAAGTTTACCTTCTCAATATGGTAGTGTCGGAAAAATAT